CACCAGGCTTCTTTGCGTTCTTGAAATGATTTCATCTAATTACTCCTAATTGGTGGGGTACTCACCAGCCCCTGTATCTTTGGCGAAATTGCCAGCAGCTTTCCCCCGTTGTTTAAAAATCTATGTCGGCGCTTTCTTGTCTCTCACGTGGTTCATTGAGATACGCCCAGCCTGACCAACCGCCCTCAATGATTGGCATATTGTCCATCTTTAACATTAGACCGTTCTTTGTCTCAATGATTGAGCCGATTCGGTAGTATTTGTTTTTTTCTACCCCGTCTTTCATGTACTTTCCACCGATGACGGTGACTTCATATTTAAATTTACTCATAGTTTGCCTTTCAAGTCATTGAGTTTGTTGAGTTTAATTTCCAATTCCCGCAGGAATTTCATCACTTCATCTTCCAACATTTTGATGTATTCAGAATCTCGGTTGATGCGTATGACAAACAATTTAAGTCCATCGTCTACACGTGGGTCAAAGCTGACGAAATCGCACCACTTACGACTTGTGCAGGCCATCTGCCATTGGACTTGGGGAATGTACTTAGATGGCATTTCACCCTTTAGCAAAGTTTCAAAGTGAGTCGCCGTGTTTGGACATTTGATCTCTAAGACCCCATCGTCCCCAACAACCCCATCAGGTGAAGCGCCAGCCATCGAAATGTAAGGATGGGTAATCAGACCTACCTCGTCCACCAAAACATCCTTTTTGGCCTCATAAGCGGCTCTGGCGAGGGGTTCTGTTTCTGTGCCCCAAGCCATTGCGGCGTTAGTGAAAGACTCAGCCTGTGTTCCTGTCATGCGTTCACAGATTAATTGAGCCATGTAGTTATCACGGCTGGTGGAGTAACCTGTTTTTGTCTTGGCGATAACGTCAGAAACCCGTGAGGCTGTGACTTTACCAAGACGTGCGGCAAACCATTCTGGTGAGCGTTGATCTACAAATTGTGCTTCTGTCATGCCAAACTCGCTTTCTTTACGTCTTTGACCGCAATAATCTTTTTTTGCCAGTTGGCATCAGTTCCGCAAGCCTTATACGCTTCTGTATAGGCTTTCTTCAGTTCGTCTGAATCTTGAGCTTCCTCAATAGCGACTAAGTGGTCGGCCATTAGGTTTGAATCCACGCTAGTTTTTTCTGGACGAGTGGCTCGGTTGCCATCATCATCTTCTGGCGCAATACCGCAAGCTGCCATCAAAGAATAGCGGCGACCGTAGGTAAGAGCCGATGCGTAGCCTTGGGGGTCTTTTTTTGTGGCGGGAAAGTGGACAATCCCGCACTCCAACATCTCACCCGATTCGTGGACAAACACAGTCTCGACCATGATGCCGTCTGGACAATCGTAGTTTTTTTGCAACAGAAAGATTCCGTTGTTGTTTAGGGCATCAATCACGGCTTCAATACAGGCTGACAGATCAGCATACTTTGATCGGAAGTGTGGGTTGGTGGAAGTCTTGAGCGCAGGCCCAAACTCACGTTGTGCTTTAACCAAGGCGGTGGCTATGTTTTTCATGTTTAACCCCAAAGAATATGTGTCAGAAAGCCAGCGGCAAAAGCAATGGCGATGTAAACCCAGAACTGAGCGTCCTTGACCGCAAATTCAGCCTCGTGGTGGTCTTCCCACCATTCCCAACGTTTACGGCCTGCTGCGGCTTCTACGGTGTTTGGGAAGGCTTCTTGCATAGTGCGTGGGTAGCGGCGTGTTGTCATGTCAGATTCCTTTCAAGTCCATTGCTAATTCAACTTCGCGTGTGTAAGCCTGCAACTTGTTGGCAATTGCAAACTGACGCTCAAAGTCGCGTATTACAGCATCGGAGAGAAGGTTGTAGAGATCGTGGCCACCGTAGTAAACGTGCCAAAGGCTGCCTGTGTACTCATCGAAGTGGCACTCCAGCTTTGCGCCGAAGTCATCGTGTTCAAGTGAAAGAATTTCCATCTAAGTTCTCCTAAAAAAGGGCCGAAGCCCTATTAAGCGTATGTTAAGCCTTCAAACTCAAAGCTATCAGCAACGCTTGGCGCTGCGGATTTGCGAACATTGATTGCAACGCAACCAACGCCATACCACTTAGCCAAGTATTCCTTGGCTGCGTTAGTGTTGGCGACCACAGTGATTTCTGTGGCGTTGAAGTCGGTGGGGAGGAAAGAGAAATCGGACATCTAAAGACTCCTAAAAAACCCTTGTGCGATTTGCTAGGGCATGGAAAGAAGTATAAGCCAACTTATAGCCATGTCAACAATTATTTTGTAGGGACTTACCCTTATTTGCCAAAGTGTTGTATTTTTGTATAATCTGGCTTATGGACAAGAATCATTTTATCAAGTTGGCAGGCTCACAGCGTGAGCTAGGCAAACTGTTGGGCATCAGCCAGGCGGCTATTGCTCAATGGAAAAATGTTCCCAAGCTGCGCATTTATCAACTGCGGGTTTTGCGCCCAGAATGGTTTGAGGTGATTGAATGAAAAAGCTGATCTGTATCTTTTTAGCAACGCTTTCTGTGGCGCACGCTGATGTTCTTGCCGTGGCAAAAAACACAGCTAACGGCGTCTTGGCTTTGACCGACACTCCTTGCGAGAAAAAAGGCCAGTTGGTTGCCTACACTACTAGCGACACGTCAAACACTATCTTTGGGTGCTGGTTCACGGATGATTCCAGGATTCACATTGTTTGGTCAACAGGCGATCTTAGGTCTTACCCTTACGAAGGATGGGAATTGACTGATTACGCAAGAAAAGCAAAAACAAAAAATCAAAGAAATCTTTGACAACCGGAAAATCTATGTATAATCCAAACCGTCTTGAGTGGCATCAAGACGTTGAACCGGTTACAACAACCCCGCAGGTTTCTGTGTGGTCTTGTCGTATAGCAAGCGAGGCTTTTGGCCGGTTCAATCGTCTTGCTGTTGCTCTCGCCAAGAGCCAAGACCACAGAGCATCTTGCGGGGTTTTTTCTTTTGGCGATGACCGTCAGAGCGCGTTAGCTGATGGGTTGCATGGCCTGAACTCGCAAAACACCGACACAGCGATACACCCCGCTGTTTGCCGACCAGCGTTGATTGAGCGACTGGTAAAGGATTGGGTACAACGGTGGAAACAAGGCCCTTTCTATAAGCGAATCAATCCGTCAAGCGCACTTGGTTTTTTTGTTGTTTTAGATGAACTTAGGAGTAATGCAGATGAACAAAAGAATGGAGAAGGTGGTTCATTCCACCCTTGGAGAACCTATGCCTGAATTATTTAAAAGCGGCTTTGAGAGATTTTGGGATGCTTGGCCTCGATCAACCCGAAAGGGCGGCAAGGCTGAATGTCAAAAGAAGTGGGTCAAGCTGTACTGTGAGACTCACGCCGACCAAATCATCAAGCACGTGGAATGGATGAAAACCACCGACCAATGGCGCAAGTCAGAGGGGGCATTTATTCCTGCGCCGCTGGTGTACCTAAACCAACAACGATGGGATGGGGCTGAGATTCCCGAGGAAAAGCCTGCGACAGAATACGTAGACCCTGCTCTGAAAAAGATTGAAGAAGATCGAAAAAAGGCGGTTCCGATACCTGCCGACATCAAAGCAAAACTAGAAGCCCTGAGAAAAAGAATTTAAATGAATGAACTCGAAGAAGCGTGGAATATCCGAGCTAGAACACATGAAGAACTGCGAGGCAATCGAGTGGACCCGCCGATTCAAGCAGAAAGCATCGACGATTGGTTACAACAAAGCCTTATTTTGGTGGCAGGGTGTGTTAAGGGACTTGGAACGAATCAGAGGCGAGTCCGCTACTTTGGATTTGAGACAACGCATGAACAAACTGAAGGATAAAAAATGAACTGGCAAGACGAACAAAAGAAGGTGGCTACTGGTGTAACTGGTAAACGTGAATGGGTTGGGCTGACGGATGAGGAAGTTGCAGATTTAATGGAGGATGTAGACCACTATAACTTTCCAGAAGATTTGATTATTTATACGCAAGCCAAACTCAGGGAAAAGAACACATGACAGATGAACAGAGATTACAAATGATTACTGAGCAGCTCATCATTGTGCGTGATAATTTATTTCGTGGGCTAAGTAAGTCAATGCAAAAGTTACAAGCACGAAGCATTAATGAGGTATTGGAGCTGCCTAACTATACACAATCACCACAACGCACATGGATTGGGCTTACAAATGAAGAAGTGAAAGACGCACTCAGAAAAGTGATGCACTCTGACACCAATGGCGTAGTCCGAGCCATCGAAGCCAAACTCAAGGAGAAAAACACATGAACTATTGGTACGAATATGTTGTTGCGTTCGGCATGGGGTTGGTTGGATGCGTAATCGTTGGGTTGTTGCTTGACGCTTTTTTTCCACTTTTATAACTTAAGAAAAAGAACACATGAAATATTTAGCCCGTATATGCGCCAGATGCGGAAAGTCTAAATCTGCCCTTGGGGGAAAAATCCTAAATCGTCAAGGTGTTCGGATGTGGATATGCAAAGCCTGCGTGGAGGAAAAATGAGATACGCCGCCCGTGTGGACGCTAACCAAGAACAAGTGGTTTCAGCTTTGAGAGCCGCTGGAGCTTATGTCTGGATTATTGGGCTGCCGGTTGACCTTTTGGTGGGGTACAAGGGGCAAACCTTTCTGATGGAGATCAAAGATGGGTCTAAAAAGCGTTTAACGAAGCTACAGCAGGACTTTTTTGAAAGTTGGACTGGGGCTACATTGTGCAGAGTTGACGGCCCTGAATCGGCTTTAAGAATGATTGGCACAATAAAGTAATTCTTGCATGGTAAGAAATATCATGATAGAGTCTTCTTATGAAATCAAATCTTACACATCAGCGTTTAAAAGAGCTTGTTTCTTATGACAAAGAGACGGGAAACTTTTTTAGAAATGTTCCTGTTGCAAACATTAAAGCTGGCTTGGTTGTGGCAAGACCTGCAAAGAATGGGTATGTAAGGATGCACATTGATGGGCATTTGTATTACTTGCACAGGTTGGCTTGGTTTTATGAACACAATGAATGGCCTATTGCTATTGACCACATTGATGGAAACAAACAAAACAACAAGATTGAAAATCTTAGATCAGCAACTTATGGTCAAAATATGCAAAACACAAGCGCAAAAACAAAAGCAGCATCAGGGTTTAAAGGCGCATATTTCCATCCAAAAACCAAAAATTGGCAATCAAAAATAATGTTAGATGGCAAGACTAAAAGCCTTGGTTACTACAAAACACCAGAAGAAGCGCACCAGGCTTACATTGATGGAAAAAATAAATTTCACACATTTAACCCTGAGTTACGCACATGAAATTTTATTTAGATGATGAAAAACAAGGGCTTGTAGCGTTTCGTCACGCATGGGCAAAGTGCGCAGATGCTTTAAAGGCAGGGAAACAATTTCAGGTTGAAATTAAGTACAAGAATCGTAGTAACGAACAAAACGAGAAATTTCACGCCATGATTGGGGATATTGCCAAACAAGCCAAGCACATGGGGGCGACTTGGGAGGCCGAGGATTGGAAACGCTTGCTAGTTGACCAGTTTTGTAAGGAAAACAATATAGGCGGCGGGAAAGTTATCCCCAACCTAACTGGGGACGGGATAGTCCAATTGGGCTTTCAGACCCGCAAATTCACCAAAGAGCAGGCTAGTGAATTTGTGGAATGGCTATACGCATGGGCTGCTGATAACGGGGTGGAACTATGAACCAAAATGAAATTCAAATGCCTGAATATTTAAATGCTTCTTACGAAGGCGATGATTTATACACGGGCGATCAAGTGCGTGAACTAATAAAACTGGTAGCAGCTAAAGAGCGTGAGGCGTGTAACGCTATTTGCAAAGAAGCATACGAATGGGCTGAAAGTCGGCGTGAAAGAGATGGTTCTGACCCACATTTTGCTGGTCGCATGAGAGCTGCTCAAGATATTGGCCAAGCAATACGAGCAAGAGGTGAAGCATGAGAAAGCAATGCCGCAGAAAGATTTGGTCAACTGCCATAAATCCCATTGCTCACGCCATTTCTGGAGCCGCCATTACTGACGAAACTAGCCTGAATAAGCTCAGACTTGGTGAACTTTCAGCTTTAGAAGCCATGAGAATGGGCAAAGGAACCCTAGAAGATTGGCGACTTCTTTGCGATATGCTGAACATCACCCAAACCTTTATCCGGCATGGAATTGGCCCCGAGGCGAGACAAGACTGCGACAAGGCTCAGGAAAGCCTCTATAACGCCGCCAAACGCTACGAAACCACCAAGCGAATGGGATTGGATGGTCAAGGAATTGGGGCGCTTCAAAACGTATTTGAGTGGCACGACCTCCAACGGACAAGTGTTGCCAGATCGGTTTACGAAGATATGATTGAAAAAACCCGCAACTACATCAGAAGTCACGGAAAGGATGTGGTGGAAATATGAAAGTTCAGATCGGTGACGCGACCTTGTATTTAGGGGACTGTATGGACATTTTGCCGACCTTAGACAAGGTGGATGCTGTGATTACTGACCCACCTTATGGGATCGGTATAGATCGAGCGATGGCGGCTTCTAGTGGTGGTCAAAGCGGTGGAATGCTTGCCAAAAAGGGCGATTACATTGCTTCTGGTTGGGATGATGCGCCAATGAGTTTAGAACTTGCTAATTTAATAATGCAAAAAGGCAATGACGTTATTTTTTGGGGTGGTAATTATTACGGTTTACCAGCTAGCCAATGTTGGTTAGTTTGGGATAAAAAAGTAAACGGAAACTTTGCAGATTGTGAGTTAGCTTGGACAAACATGAGCAAACCAGTTCGCAAGTTTGAGTGGATGTGGAATGGCATGCTTAGACAAGGAAAAGAAGAAAGGAATGGCCACCCCACTCAAAAACCTTTGGCTTTGATGGCGTGGTGCATTGAACAATGTTTAAGCCCTGCAAACACAATTATTGACCCTTTTATGGGAAGCGGCACAACTGGCGTGGCAGCTATCCAAATGGGTCGTAAGTTTATTGGCATAGAACGAGAGCCAAAATACTTTGACATTGCTTGTAAGCGCATAGAACAAGCTTCAAAACAAGTTGATATGTTCATTGAACCGCCAAAACCCGAACAAGTGAGCCTTTTATGATTCCAAAATTCCATTATTTCAGGTCAAACAAGCACTTAAAAAACGTAGCTTCTCTAGCTTGTCAGGTTTGTGGGGTAGAAGGCCAGACCCAAGCGGCGCACTCAAACCAACTGAAACATGGAAAAGGTAGGGGAATCAAGGCGAGTGACGAATACACCGCCGCTTTGTGCATTAGGCATCATTTCTTGATAGACCAAGGAAACAGCCTGACCAAAGAAGAACGGGTGGAGATGTGGGACAAAGCCCACCAGAAAACGATAAAAGCCCTGATCGAGCAGGGCAAGTGGCCGGACGAGATTAAGCCTTAGTAAGAGCGCATATTGGGCAGAGGGGCTGCCTTTTGACTCTGAGCTTCATGCGAACGGTGCATAGGGTGAGCGTGGGCAGCGTCAGTCTTTTCGTGCTCTTTTAGCTCTTTTTCGACTTCAGCCACTTTTCGGGCTTCCTTTTTAAATTCCCGTTCCATGACGTAATGACCGCCAGGTGTTGCTTTTTGTTTAGCAGGGGTGATTTTGAAGTTGGTAGCCATTGAAAAAACTCCTATAATGTGTTGACTATTATGCCATTAGGGGCATGAAGTACCAACCAAAGGAACAAACATGGGCAAGATGGATTCAACCAAAGGCGTGAAAAGCGTTACTGGCGCAACACCTCCCAAGGGCGCTACATCGTCTGACATGAGCGGCGAGCGTATGGAAAAAATGCGCGGCGGCGTGGCTATGGGCAAGGAAGATAACATTGGTAGCGACAAGCAGTTCAATACTGGCCGCACCCCTGGCATTTGCTACACTCACGTCCGTAGCGAATACCGTTAAAGCGAAGCCCCTAGCGGGAGACAACGCTAAGGGCTTCTAATCACATCAACTGTACCGGAGTCGATATGACTGTTCGTAATTGTAAAGCGTGTGACCACTTCCAAGATGTTGGTCATGCGTTGGGGGTCTGCCGAAGATACCCCACATTTCAAAACCGTGGCCCAAACGAGCGCTGCGGTGAATTCACGCCTATACCTTACGCCGAGCCTGAGATGCTGGCGCTTCCTGTTGTTGAAATGACAGAAGAAGCCCCCAGAATTAAACGCAAATACACGCGAAAGGAAAAGCATGATTAAGCCATTAAGAGACAAGATCATCGTAAAGCCTGAGCAGCGGTTTAAGTCTGAAATGCTGGATTTAAGCCAAATGCAAGGCCCAGACACCAAGGGAATCGTGGTGGCGGCGGGGCCAGAGGCTTTACACCAAGGGCTGAACATTGGCGACAAAATCCATTTTGGGACTGTTGCGGCTGATGTGGGCAACGAATACCTCAAATTTGAGGAGCTAAACCTAGACGGTGAGCGCCACCTCAAAATGAGTTGGCAAGATGTGTGTTTTGTGGAGGAAGTATGACTAAAGAGCAAATTCAAGCCCGAATCAATCAATTGATGGAAATCGGCAAACAAACAGAATCTCAGATTCACGCCATCAACGGCGCTCTCCAAGAGTGCAATTACTGGCTAGAGCAAATCAAACAGGGCGCAGAACCCGAAGTCAAGACAAATGAAGGTTGAGAACGTCTACACTTTAGCGTTGGCTTACGGCCTTGCGAAGAAGGCTTTGGCCTATTACCGCAAGACAAATAACCGTTATTTCGCTAAGATGTATGCGGGAATCGTGCTTTCTTTTGAGGACAGATTCCGCAACCTGAACGAAGACATAGACGTAATGGCTTACTTTGGAGAACCAAATGCCGCTTAAAAAAGGAACCTCTGACAAAACCCGTCAGAAAAACATTGAAAAAGAAATCGCCGCCGGAAAGCCTCCAAAGCAAGCGGTAGCTATTGGATACGCCGTCCAGCGTGAAGCCATTGGTAAAAAGGGTGGCAAAGCCGAAGCCGCTAAAGCCAAGAAGAAATGACAGATACCACCGAAAAACGCCCTGTTGGTCGGCCTACTCTATTTAAAGAGGAGTATGCCGAACAGCTCATTGCGTATTTCGACAAAGAGCCTTATGAGCGCAGACCCTTGCTAGACGCACAGGGAAATGAAAAAGGCTCAGAGGTTGTGCCCGTCAAATTCCCCACTCTGGCTAGATTTGCCACTATGTTAGGGGTAACAAGAGATACGCTTTACGAATGGTCAACAGCCAAAAATGAGGACGGAAGTCTTAAACATCCTGATTTTTCCTACGCCTATAAAAAAGCTAAGGAATATCAAGAGGCGATCTTAGTAGAAGGCGCAATGGCTAATGCTTTTCATGCCAACTTTGCTATCTTTACGGCTAAGAATGTATTGGGTTGGCGAGACAAGATGGAGCAAGAGATTACAGGGGCAGAGGGAGCGCCTTTGCTTCAAGGGATTCAAGTGACATTTGTGAAACCTGAAAATCGGTCTGATGACGCTGGATAAACGTAACCAGCACCATGTCATGCTGTTGAAGGAATTGATATAATCAGCGTATGACAAAACAATTTTGCGTTTACATACACAAAAGGCCAAATGGTGAGCCTTTTTATGTGGGCAAAGGATTGTTGAGCCGAGCGTATGACTTTTCACCAAGTCGGCGCACAGAATGGCATAAGAACATCGTTAAGAAATACGGTAGGGAAAACATCATTGTTGATGTGATTCCTTGTATGTACGAAAAAGAAGCGTTTGAGCTTGAGAAAGTTCACATCAAGCTAGCCAAAGAAAATGGTCATAAATTGGTGAATTTGACCGATGGCGGTGAAGGCGCTGCTGGTCATGTGATGACTGAAAAACAGCGTTTAGCTTTGGAAAAAGGCCGTAGGGTTGGCAAAAAGGGCACAAAAGGCCCAAGACCGCAACTAGAAAAATGGATTAAAAGCGAGGCTGGTCAGTTACATTTGAAGAAACTTGTTGAAATTGGCAGGCAAGCAATTCATAGAGAACGATCAGTTCAATGCGCTCAATGTGAAGTTTATTTTGTAACCAGAAGCGCAAAGGCTAAATGTTGCAGTCGTTTATGCGAACAGCGAAACCGTAGAGCAAGGCAAAAGATTGAAAAATAACATTAGTTTGCCTCTTTGGGCTGAATTCTTGGATATACCTAAACGCTATAAAGTGGCATGGGGTGGTCGAGGCTCTGGGAAATCCTGGGCTTTTGCCATGATGTTGCTGATTCAGGGGGCTAGATCGCCACAGCGAATCCTTTGTGCCCGTGAGATTCAAAAATCTCTTAAAGACTCGGTTCACCAGCTTTTGACAGACCAAATTCACAACATGGGTCTGACAGATTTTTACGAAATTACTGAAAGCGAAATTAGGGGTAAAAACGGAACTTTGATTTTGTTTGCTGGCCTTAAAAACAACTCTGTTGCGACCATAAAATCTTTTGAGGGGGTCACACGGTGTTGGGTTGAGGAAGCGCAGACCGTATCAAAAAGATCATGGGATGTTTTGATTCCAACCATTCGAGCGCCTGATTCTGAGATATGGGTGACTTTTAACCCAGAGCTAGAAACTGATGAGACTTACCAGCGTTTTGTAATAAACCCTCCAGAAAATTGCTTGTCCTTGAAAGTTAATTGGAACCAAAACCCCTGGTTCCCTGATACTCTGCGGGAGGAAAAAGACTCGCTCAAGATGCGTGACCCAGAGGCTTATAACGTGGTCTGGGAAGGGCTTTGCCGACAAACTGTGGACGGGGCTGTATTCGCAAGGGAAATGCAAGTAGCCGAGTTGGATGGCCGAATTACCAAAGTCCCATACGACCCGACCAAGCCTGTTCACGCCATTTTTGACTTGGGTTGGTCAGATGCCACGGCGATTTGGTTCCTTCAGTTTATTGGGATGGAAACCCGCTTGATTCGCTACATCGAGGGCAATCAGCAGACCATGACCGAATACCTGGCAAAGATGCAGACGTTCGGGTATATCTACGACACGCTATGGCTACCACATGACGCCGAGAACAAAACGCTTGCAGGCAACGGCAGAAGCATTGAGGAAATCGTCCGAGCAGCGGGATACAAGACAAGAATCATCCCAAAGACTCCCATTCTTGACTCTATCAATGCCGCCAGAACCATATTCAGAAACTGCTGGTTTGACCGTGATCTCTGTCATGACGGACTGCAATGCCTCAGACATTACCGCTATGACGTTGACCCTGACACGAAGCGGTTTTCTAAAACTCCGGTGCACGATCAATATTCCCACGGGGCAGACGCTTTCCGTTACATTGGCCTGATGGTCAACGAGCCAAAACAAAGGGCTAGACCCAAACCACAGGCGTACTATGGTGGCGCAAATTCGTGGATGGGCTAAAATCAAACAAACTTGATAGGGCTAAATATGGCTGAAGATTCACAAAAAGGTGGTTACGACCCACGCATTGACGAAGCGAAGCAGTTTTTAAAACTCGCTAATGATGCTGACACAATGAACCGCCAAGAGGCGCTAGAGGACATGAAGTTTGTGGGCGGCGACCAATGGCCTGTTGAACTTCAAAACTCCCGTAACCTTGAATCTCGCCCTGTTCTGACGATCAATAAGCTCGATGGTTACTGCCGTCAAGTGGTTAACCAGATTCGCCAACAGCGTCCCCGCCCCAAAGTCCACGGGATGAACTCCCAAGCTGACGAAAAGCAAGCCCAAGTGATTCAGGGCATCATTCGCCACATTGAGGCCAATTCCCGCGCTGACAACGCCTACGACACCGCCGCAGACTACGCTGTTCGCATGGGTTGGGGATACATTCGAATCCGCACCGATTACGTCTCCCCTGATTCTTTTGACCAAGAGATTTACGTAGAAGCCATTGACAATCCCTTTACCGTTTACTACGACATCAATTCAGTCGCACCAGACGGTTCAGACGCAGAGCGTTGTTTAATTACAACAATGATGCGCAAGAAGGATTTTGAGAAGCTCTACCCTGATGCTGATGTGATGTCGTTCACCCAACGTGGAACGGGCGACAGCCAAAGCGAGTGGATTACCAAAGAGGACATCCGAATTGCCGAGTACTTTTACACCGAGAAGGAAAAGGCAACTCTTTATATGTTGAGCGATGGGACTGCCACTTTCGCTGATGGTGAGGATTTCTTTGCACGTTTAAAGCGTGTTGGCGTTGAGGTAATAGACCAGCGCCCTTCTTACAAAAAGACCGTGAAATGGTGCAAAGTCACCGCCACGGACGTTCTGGAGGAGGCAGTCCTACCAGGTAAATACATCCCGATCGTGCCTGTTTACGGCCGTCACATGGTTGTTGGGGATAAGCGCCACAAATTCGGCATGGTTCGCTACGCCAAAGACCCGCAGCGGATGTATAACTTCTGGCAAACCTCCCTGACCGAATCCATTGCTCTGGCTCCAAAGGCCAAGTGGCTGATGGCTGAAGGCCAAGACGAGGGCCACGAGAACGATTGGGCGCAGGCCAACATCAAGTCCTTCCCGTTACTGCGCTATAAGCAGACAGACATTGAGGGACGCGAAGCCCCGCCGCCTCAGCGCCTTCAACCAGAGCCGCCACCGCAGGGCATTTTGTCGGCTACGGCCGTAATTGATGACGACATCAAGAACATGATGGGCATCTTTGACCCGTCTCAGCTAAAACAGGGGAATATCTCTGGTAAGTCGCTGAACGGCCAGCAGCAGCAGATGGACTTGTCCAACTATGACTTTTACGACAACCTCACAAAGTCTCAGGCTCAAGTCGCTCGGATTATTCTTGACCTTATCCCGAAGATTTACGACACCCAACGTGTCATGCGAATCATTGGTGACGATGGAAAACCAGAGCTAATCACCGTCAACGAGCGCACCGCCGTAGGTGAAGTGCTGAACGACCTGACCGTGGGGCTTTACGATGTGGTGATGGAGACAGGCCCAGGCTACAACTCCAAGCGCCAAGCCGCCGTGGAAGCAATGACCCCGATTCTGGCCGCAGACCCTAATTTGATGTCTCAGATTGGCGATTTGTGGTTCAGAAACCAAGATTTCCCCTATGCGGACATCATTGCCGATCGTCTGGCAACCCTCAATCCGCTGGCTCAGATTGACGAAAAATCAGATATTCCGCCTCAAGTCCAGATGCAACTCAAGCAGGCTCAACAGCAAGTCCAGCAGATGCAGCAGCAGATAGAAAAGATGCAGTTGGCCATGAAGCAACGCCAAGACATCGAGCAAGTCAAGCAAGATGCCGAGACAAAACGCACCCTGATCAAAGAGACAAACCGCGCCCACGACATCGAATTGAGGAACGAAGAACGTCATGCCGACATGAAGCTGCGCACAGACACGCAGGCTCACGACACGGTGCTCAAGACTCAAACCCAATTGGAGATTGAGCGTTACAAGGGCGAAATTGCCTTGTTGCTGGCTCAGATGGACCGTGTGGCGATGCGAGAAGCAAGCGCAGAGGCTACCGAAAGGGCTATCTAAACGTAAGAATTCGTGGTAAATTAACCACAAACCTTACCTGTGAGGTACACAGGGCAAATTCGGAGTGACAACGTAATGTCTGAAA